GGGATGGTGGTGATATAGCGTTCCAAGCGAACACATGGCGTAAATGTTATGAGTTGTTGAAGCCTGGAGGTCATTTGATAGCGTTCAGCGGATCACGAACATACCACAGAATGGCGTGTGCTATAGAAGATGCTGGATTTGAAATCAGAGATCAATGTATTTGGTTGTATGGCAGCGGGTTTCCTAAAAGCCATAATATTGGCAAGCAAATAGATAAGATACAAGGCAATGAGCGTGAGGTGGTCGGAACGATACAAAGAGGTAGCGTTAAGGATGCTATTGAAAAAGGAGTTGGCTATACGGCTGATCCAGCGAACAAGAACAATAAAGCTATTTTTGGATATGGAACTGAAACAGTAACAAAAGGTAACTCAGAATGGGAGGGTTGGGGTACTGCCTTGAAACCTGCACATGAACCAATGGTGTTAGCAAGAAAGCCTTTGTCGGAGAAATCGGTTGCAGACAACGTGATGAAACACGGAACTGGTGCAATAAACATTGATGGGTGTCGGGTTGAGGGTCAATCGGAGCTTTCAGACATTGATACTACTGGAGGCAGATGGCCGAGCAACATTATGCACGATGGTAGCGAACAAGTACAAGAAATATTCCCAACAACGACCAGCACGGAGGTCAGCAGACAACGAACACACAAAGGGATCTGGTCAGCTGGTGAACTTGCCGAGACCGAACAACTCATGCCAGCTTATGGGGATCATGGCAACGCTTCTCGGTATTTCTATTGTGCAAAGACATCAAAAGATGAGCGTAAATCTGGACTGGGGAGGGAAATCAAAGCGAACACTCACCCCACAGTTAAACCAGTTGAGCTGATGAGGTACCTTGTTCGCTTAGTAACGCCAAAAGGAGGACTGGTTCTGGATCCGTTCATGGGAAGTGGATCAACTGGCATGGGTGCCAGAGAAGAGGACTTTAGGTTTGTTGGCATAGAAAAAGAGGAAGAATACTACGAAATCGCCAAAGCCAGAATAAAAAATGTAAAACCTCAGTTAAAACTATTTGACATATAGGTAGTGAGTGCTTATAGTATAGTCTACATTTTAACAAAAGGAGAAACAAAATGACAAACACAACTTTAGAATGTCCTACATATTTAGATACTTGGACTTGCGATGGAATTGCCGAAAACTTCCCATGTGACAATGGTGGTTTAGCAGACAAGACTTACGCACACATTTGGAATGTTATTGTTCCAAAGATGGAAATTGATCAAAAGTCATCATTGAAAGAAATTGGATACAATGGCTTAAATGATTATTTTGAAAATGTGGGTGGCGATGATGGCACAATCAGAGAGATGGGTGCAATTAAAAATTATTGGCATTTATTAACTGATGAAATGAAAAACTTTATCATCTCATGGGCAAGTGACTTCCAAAGAAAAGAAGAAGAAGAAAACAAAAAACTATGGGAGACACTTTAATGATGGATGTTCAAACTTATAACAGATTAGTTAAAGTTGATGTGATGACTAAACAAGATTTGTCATCATATAAAGATGGGGTTTTTGATGCCGTTGTTCATGGTATCAGGGACTACAGTAACAAAGGTTATGAATATAATCACTACTACAAGCAAGGGTATGACTATGGTCTTGGCATTGTCCAAGAACTTAATATCCAAGGTGCTTGTTTTCTAGAAGGAGAAGAATAATGATGTATGGTGCATTTGGTGCTAATTTAAATATGTCCAATATGGAAGTCCGTTGTCCACAAGCAAAACCTATGATTAGTTTTATGCTCAAGGACTATAAACTTGTTTTTAATGGTGTTGCAGACATCATTAAGTGCAAGGGTGCAGAAGTGCCTATTGGCTTATGGAAGATTACTAAAGACTGCGAGAAAGCCTTAGATAGATTTGAAGGCTTTCCGTACTTGTATAAAAAAATGTATATCAATCTTGATATTCCTGGAGCAAAGGGAAAGTGCATGTTCTATGTTATGCGTAGGAAAGGATATGCTGTTCCTGCGGCTTTTTACTACAACTGCATTGCTCAAGGATATGAAGATTTTGGCATGGATAAAGATAATTTGTGCTGGGCGGCTCGTGAAGCCGAACAAGCCCAAGAACTTAAACTCAATCTAGCAAGAAAAGTATCTAAGAATGATGATTTAGAACTTGGTGTCGATTGGGAATACGATTGGGATGGCACTCATGTCCCATTAACAAACAAAGCAAAAGGGAGATAAAAATGCAAAGTGATGAACTTAAATTAATTCACAATCTTTTAGATGATTATGCAGACATTGTTTTTAACGATGTCCATGATCATAGTAAAGAAACAACTATCAATTTAGTCAAAGCACTAAAAGTGGTTAAAAGGGAGATTGAAAATGAATAAAATTAAAGCTGGTCAGAGTTTAGGTAAAAATATGGTGGCTTTGCCAAAAAATTGGGGTTTAGCCACAGATGAAATCTTTATGCTTGATGGATATACCAAAGTTCGCTTTCCAGCTAATGCTTCTGCAATCAAAAAAGGTATTGGTTCAGAGCGAATGTGGGTCAAGATCACAGATGGCGACAATCTTAATGGTGTTGGTATCTTGGAAAATGAACCTAATTATAGCGATTTTAAGCTTTATCAAAAAATTAAATTTGAGGAGAGTGAAGATGGGTTTCCACAATTCAAAGAATTTGCCTAAAGTTCGTTGCACAAAGTGCGACGAGCATATTTTGCGTAACCGAGAACTGGTTGTGAATAAACGAACAATCTGTCTTGGTTGTGCAGTCGATATGGGATTAACACAAAAAATGCGTATTGATATCAATCACAAGCTGAACTGTTACAAAGGTGGCGGACTTGGCGATGATGAATGTTCGTATTGTTGGGTGCAGACGTATGGTGCCATGCGTGATTTGGGCTACGAACATACTGATTTTGGATCGTGGTTTAAACGTACCGAACATGACAATGTATTGGTCATTTATGAGTAATTTACTTACCACTTACCAACTTACTTGGTAAGTAAAAATAGAGGGAAGTTTTAAGTCATTGATAATACTAAATAAATTTAAACAACTTACCGAACTTACTTCTTGCCATTGCAAGTTAATTTTGTCGTGTAAGTCATTGATTTTATTGGTACTTACCAACTTACCGAACTTCCCCCCCTAAAGGGGGTATATATGGGTGGTAAGTAACCCACCCCATATATCATATTACTGCGTAACAAAGAGGAGCGAAATGGAAAACCCATTAGAAAAAAAAAGAAGAACTTATTTGAACTTTTTTAAAGAAGGTGTAATTGATGCTTTCAAAAAAGATGTCATTGATAACACTAAAAAGTCATCAGATTATTATAAGCAAGGATATAATTTTGGATTGTATGTTCGTAACGAAGTTAAAGATGAGGTAGAGCTATGCCAAAAGTAGGAGAAGATTTATCTAGGGAGCAAAGGCTTGCTGGTCAAAAAAGGCTAACAGATAAACAGCAAGCTTTTCTTGATAACTTCATGCACAAAGATATGACGCAGACTTCTGCAGCAAGATCTGCTGGATATGCGAACCCTGGAGTAGATGCTGTTCGCTTGTTGCGTAACCCAGTCGTGCAAGAGCGGTATCAGGAAATGCGTGAAGAAGCTAGAACTAGGTTCGGTGTGACTGTTGAGAAGTCAGTTCGTGATCTGCTCAAGATTAGAAATGAGGCTTGGGAGAGCGGAAAGTTTGGCGAGGCTATCCGTGCTGAAGAACTGCGTTTAAAGGCTACTGGACTGCTTGTAAATAAGGCTCACGTGCTACATGAGCAAGCTGATAGCATGACAAGAGAGCAAATACTGGAAAAGCTAGAAGAATTTCAATCACTTGCACAGAAACGCATGAAAGTAGCCGCAAAGACCCATAACGAACCACAGACGATAGAGCATGATAATGTAAAAGCCCAAAAATAGCGTGAACACTTGGTGTGTTCGGTGAGGCGTAGAGGGTCGGGGTTGCCCAGTCGGTGTGTCGGGCTCGGATTCGGACTTCAGACTCAGACTTGTTCGGTTTCGGTGTCCACGCTTCCCCCTTCCATTTGCCGTTTTTTTTTGTTGTTCGCCTCAGCTTCCCGGCCCCATAAAAAGCGAATTATTGTTCGGTGCAGCGTATACTGGGTGTCGTCAAAGCGAATTATTGTTCGTTTTGGCGTGCTGATCGGTGTGCTGCGTTTCGAGCACCTGAATAATTGTTCGCTCTACGCCCAGCTTCCCAGCTGGGTAATCGGCCTAAACGAATAATTGTTCGGTCTGGTGCCAGGCTGGGTGTCGTTCATTCGCTCTAAAATGAACTCCGTGTCGGGCTTCGGACTTCACAATTGTTCGGATTTTGACCCAGCCCTGGTGTCAGCAGTAGCTGTCTGAACTGCCGTGCCAGCATGCGTAGCGAACTATTGTTCGTTTTGCCCAGTTGGACGCCAGGAACAACGAACAAAAAAAACCCACGCTAATGCGTGGGCTTTGTTGAAATTTGTTTGGGCTATTTATTTTTTTTCAAAAGGTAAAAATCATAAATAGAAATTGCGTGATCTGCAAATTTCTTTGTTAGTCCAATTTTCTCCCAGTTCTCTCCTTGGGTGCTTGCTTGACCAATGATGTATTGACCAATTGAAGCTAAAGCCTTTAGTTCTTCCAAAGACATTTCTTCAAAATTGTAGTTTTCATTAAATTCCATTTTACAACTCCTCAATATCTTTAGCAACTTCGTGCAAGTGCATAAAGCATCTAACAAAATGAATTTGATCTAAGTCTAGTCCGTAAGCAGTAGGGTCAAAGTTGACATCTTCTGCATTAGGAATACGTTTAGCATCGTGATCAAGAATTTGATGCTCGTTGCACCACTTGTGCCATAAGTCTGTGAGACCATCTAAAGATCTTACACCAAAATTAAAATTATGTTTTTGAATAGTCATAACATTTCCTTTCGTTTTTGTTTGTTTGTTATATATATAATATAGTAACTCAATGCCTATAAGTCAACAATAAAAAAAATTAATTTAGTGTTTGACAAGTAGGAACTAAATGCCTATATTAATAGTACAAACAAACGAAACAGAAGGAGTCCATTATGGATGATTTAAAATTAGATATTGATAGCGTTGAGTATTCAACAGAGTTATTAAAAAAACATTTCCCCAAAGGTGCTACTGTGTGGCTCGTCATTAGGCAAGTTTCAAGGTCTGGAATGTATAGACATATCAGTTGTCATTCTGTGCATGATAGTGAAGTAAGTTGGCTTTCTTATCACGTTGCCAAAGTTCTCAAGTGGACTTACAAAGAGAAGACCCACTCCGTTGGGGTTGGTGGTTGTGGAATGGACATGGGGTTTCACCTTGTCTACAACCTTGCAAGCATCCTCTACGATGATGGTTATGCACTTAAGCAAAGGTACATTTAAAAATGTTTTGGATGTTCTTAGCAAATGCCATCGGAATGGTTACGATGTTCGGATTAGCTTTTTATTTATTATTAAT